CCTTGTTTATTACTTTAACGGTGGCCAGTTTTCAGTAACAAAAGATCTTATAAGTTTTTGTCAGAGTTTACTAGCACTACATCAAACTGAAACTATCTTAGTTGATGACAGCAGCATACCTATTGAAATTGAAGCACTGCAAGAGTTTGCTAATGAACTAGTAAATGTTTATTGGCAATCAACAAACAAATACCTAACTGAATATAATAAGTTAAAAACAAACAGAACAGTTGAAAGTATTATGGATTTATGACAAAGGGTGTATTGTTATTTGCAAGTAACAACAAATCGATTGATTATGTAAAGCAAGCTATTTTCCTTGCAAAGCGCATACGCAAGTATATGGACTTGCCCACATCAATTGTTACAGATACAGATATTGAATCTATGTATCCAAATGATGTTGATGTATTTGATTATGTCATTTATTCTAATGATATGAATAAAAATAGTACTAATAAAAGATATGCTGATGGCGATTTTAGTGATAAAACATTAAAGTTTAATAATAAAAACAGAGCATCAGCATATGATTTAACACCGTATGATTCTACTATTGTAATGGACACTGATTATATTATTAGTAATGATTTATTAAACAACTGCTTTATACAACAAAAAGATCTTTTGCTATACAAGGATGCTACGCATATTGGCATACATAAAATAGTACCTGAGTTTGAAAAAGTTAGTGATACTAGTGTAGATTTTTATTGGGCTACAGTTTTCTTTTTTAGAAAAACAGAAGAAAACAAAATATTTTTTAATCTAATCAGTCATATTGAAGAAAACTATATACACTATCGTAATATGTATCAGTTTAAAACAAGTGTTTATAGAAATGATTTTGCATTTAGTATTGCAGTTCATATTATGAATGGTTATCAAAAAGGAAACTTTGTTGGTAGTTTACCAGGTACAAAGTTTTATGCAACCGATAAGGATGTAGCTATTGATATCAAAGACGATGAAATAAAAATATTAGTGCAAAAAAATAAGAGACTTGGAGAATACACTGGTGTAAATCTCAAAGGTAGTAACTGTCATATAATGAATAAGTTTAGTTTGGAGAGAATTATTGACCAATAACTTTACAATGTTAGCACAGAATAGTGACTTTGATTATGTTAGACAAGCATGTTTAGCAGCAATGAGTATACATGCTACAAACAAAGATGTTAGTATTTGTCTTATTACCAATAATAGTGTACCTACAAAATATAAACCTTTGTTTGATCATATTGTAGAAATACCATGGGGAGATCACGCTGCTGATGAAGATTGGAAAATCAGCAATCGTTGGAAAATATACCATGCTATTCCGTATAACGAAACTGTTGTAATCGATACAGATATGTTAATACTTGAGGATATTAATAGTTGGTTTGACTTTTTAAAAAACTATGATTTATTCTATACTAGTAATGTATATACATATCGTGGCGAACTAGTTGACGATAACTATTATCGCAAAGCATTTAAAAAATACAGTCTTCCAAACTTGTATAGTGGGTTCCATTGGTTTAAGAAATCAGATTTAGCACATGAGTTTTATACTTGGCTTGAGATGATAACAAATAACTGGCAGCAGTTTTACAAAGCAGCCGGCAACGGTAAGAAGTTTGCATTGCGTCCAAGTATGGATGTAAGTGCAGCAGTTGCATGTAAAATAATGGATATAGAACATTTGATTACAAATAGTAAAGTTAAAAATCCTACATTTACACATATGAAACCAAAAGTACAAAACTGGGATGTTAACTTTGCATACCGTTGGCAAGATAGAGTTGGTGTTTATTTTGATAGCAACTTGAGTCTAAAAATAGGAAATCATCAACAATCAGGTATTTTTCATTACACTGAAAAAGATTTCTTAAATAATAATCTAATGAAAAAATATGAAAAATGTTTAGGAATATAGTATGAAACGATTTGTATGTTTTGACGATGATGGAAATATCTATAAAATTTCAAAAGAATCTGATGACAGATTTAAGTTTATTGAATGCGATTTTGAAGATGTTAAGAAGTTTATAGAAGGACATTGGAGTTTATTAGATTATAAAGTTGAATACGATTTTATAGATAAAAAATATCATATTAAAAATCAAACGCAAGTCGATGAAGACAAGCTAATGTGGGCATTTATGTATCAGATTCCTAAAACAGTGCCTGACAATAAACAAATAGTCTTTACCAAAGATAATATAAAAAATGTTTGGAAAATATCAGCTGATCCAAGTTTCATAGAAGATTTAAATGATAAAAATCTTTCAATTGATCTTTCAAACTATTATTTTAGTATAACAAAAAAAGACGATCCAAATGTATTATACAGATTAATACGTTTTAGTAATGGTAACGAAGTGCCATTTGAAAATGATTTTGAGTTTGACAACGAAGAAGTTTCAGTATATACTATGCGTAGGTTTGATACTTATCATTATGAGGAAATAAATGGCTAACACATTTAGAGTTATTGATTGCGATATTATATACTTGTCATACGACGAGCCTAATGCAGAACAAAACTATGCAGACTTGTGTAAGAAAGTTCCATGGGCAGAGCGTGTGCATGGTGTAAAAGGCAGTGATAGCGCACACAAAGCAGCCGCTAACAAATCAACTACTGATAGGTTTATTACAATAGACGGCGACAATATTATTGATGAAAAGTTTTTGTCGCAAACAATGGACTTTGATGAAAATACAGATTTGACTAATAAAGTTATTAGTTGGACTGCACTTAACAGTATCAATAATCTTACATACGGAAATGGCGGCATTAAGTGCTGGCCTAAACAACATGTATTAAACATGCGTACACACGAAAATGCACCCAACGATAATCCACATGCACAAGTAGATTTCTGTTGGGATACACAGTACATACAAATGAATGGAACATACAGTACTATTATGAATAATGCTACACCTCATCAAGCATGGCGTGCTGGATTTAGAGAAGGTGTTAAAATGGCACTGGATCAAGGCATGCGTGTTAGTGTAGAGGACTTTCATAAAAATCACTGGAAGAACTTGCACCGTTTGTATATCTGGCTAATGATTGGTGCAGATGTTGAAAACGGCCGTTGGGCTATCTACGGCGCACGAGAAGGATTGTACAAGACAATGTGTACAGACTGGGACTTTGTAAATGTACGTGATTTTGATTGGCTCAATGAGTATTGGGATAGCAAAGATATGGATGAAGACCAAATGGAAATAGAAACTGTTGGACTTGGGTATTCACTAATAGACGAACTTGAGTTGCCTATTGCTGCTGAACCACTTGATGGAAATCAAAGTCTATTTTTTAAATCAGTATATCAAAATCCTACACGTGATAACAGCAAACAATTCTTAGATAGAGAGTAATATGGAACGCAGCGAAAGCGAAGAAATCAAGCGCATTGATAAAATCACGCAGGAAATATCTCCTACGTTTTGTTTTGCAAAATGGTATCACGCAAACATCTATTTTCAAACAGGTGAAACACACAGTTGTTATCATCCTGCTCCTCACAAGATTGACGCAGCACCGCTACTAGAGAATCCTAGTGCTATACACAACACAGTACAAAAGAAAGCAGAACGTGCTGCTATGATGAAAGGTGAACAACCTAGTGGATGCAACTATTGCTGGAAGATTGAAGCAATGGGCAAAGACTATGTTAGTGATAGAAAACAACGCAACCAAACTATCTTTTTCAAAGAACGCTTGAAAGCTGTTAAAGAAGGTGGTGCAGAGTTTGATGTTAATCCAGAATACTTGGAAGTCTCGTTTGGTAATGAATGTAACTTCCGCTGTGGATATTGTCATCCTAAAGCAAGTAGCAGATATCATCAAGAAATTAAACAACACGGTCCTTACACAAATGTAAAAAATCATAGATGTGATATTGATTGGTTTGAAATATTTGAAGAACAAAATAATCCGTATTTAGATGCATTTTGGAAATGGTGGCCTGAGCTTAGTAAAGACTTGCACATTTTGCGTATCACTGGCGGAGAGCCTACAATACAACAAAGTACATACAAGTTGTTTGATATGTTGGATGCGGATCCTAAACCAGAGTTAGAACTAAACTGCAACAGTAACTTAGGCGGCAAACCAAAACAGTTGGAAAAGTTTACAAACCGTGTAAATGATTTGCTTACAAATAATAAGATTAGACGTTTTAAAATGTTTACAAGTATTGACACTTGGGGCAAACGTGCAGAGTATATCCGTGATGGTTTAGACATCGAAGTTTTTGAACGCAACTTAGATTACTTTATGCGTAACTGTGAAGCACCGATGGTTATTATGATTACATTTAATATTTTCAGTGTAACTACATTCCGTACATTGCTTGAAAAGATTCTTGAATGGCGTAAAAAATATAATGATGTTGAAACACACAGATGGCAACGTTTAGGATTTGATACTCCGCATCTTAAAGAGCCGTTGCAGTATGATATTAATATCTTGCCTAAAAACTACATGAGTTATATGCACGATCATTTGCAGTTTATAAAAGAAAATACAGATGACAATCGTAAAGATGCATTTAGTACTATTGAATATGAAAAATTTCGTCGTGTAGTTGATTACATGGAGTCTACAGAATATCCACTAGACAAAGTTATTCAAGGACGTAGAGATTTTCATAACTTTTTTGAAGAGCAAGGACGTAGACGTAATGTTAATCACGAAGAAGTGTTTCCAGAAATGACAGACTTTTTTGATCTATGTAAGAAATATGTCTAAAGCTTCTTTGGTCTCAGGCCAAATGGTTTCATTAAGTTTCTTCAAATAAAACTCTACATCAACACGCCAAAATGTTTGGAAAGATCCTTTGTATTCTAGTTCGATTGGATCTTTCAAATATCCTTGATCGTGCATAATTTTAGACCAAATTCGGTGTACTTTACTTTGACTTCCTACTTCATTGGTGTTAGTACTAATGTATTGCGGCTTGTCTAGCCCTACAGCGTACATACAAACAGGTGTAAGCATTTGGCTAGTCCAGTGGTTCATAGGAGAGTGTCTGTAGTTGTGTACACTGTGTGCCCTTGCGCCGCCTATGTAGTCATTGATTACACAAGTCCTGGCGCTGATACGATATGCGTTTTTGCCTAATATTCCAAGTTCTTTCAAACTGTGACACACACTTGTACCAACAACTCTATCATTCCAGTACAATAAAAACATCTGTGTATCGTTGTATTTTTCGATATAATCAAGCAGCATTTCTTTGCTGCTATTATTATAGAATCCTTTAGCTTCTGCATCTTTGTAAAACTGTGTAAGATCTTGGCTGCTATATTTCTCTAGTTTATACAAACTTTTGTGTCCTTACAATCTTTTTTAGATTATCGTCTATCTCAATATTATTTACTGCTCGTAGTCTAAATCGTGGAATGTATTTGTGATTATCATTAAATGTTTTTATATCTTCTATATCGCCTGTATAGTATAATACACAATGATTTCCTACTTGCTGACATAGTGCTAGTTCGGCTCCTGCCGCAACAGCAGCTTTTTCTATCTGTTCAGGATATACACGTACTGTATTTTGTTTAAACATATTTGGAACACGCCCATTTAGCGTAAATCTATTCCTATCTCCGTCAACACAATCACCACTTATCCAAATATCTGCTTGGCTACTCCATTTACAAGCAATCTGATTATTTACAATATCTAGTTCGGCACCTTCTGCAATGCTGTCTGCTGTATAAGTATTTTCTTCCTCGCTGTACAACACCATTGGCGGCACCTCGGTGCTACCGTATACATTGTATACTTTACCTGGATTGTGTTCACGTAGCTCGTCTAACATACCAACTGGTGTAAAATCACTACCTGTAATAACAGTTTCTAAACTACTGTAATCTAATGTGTTCCATTTAGGATGCTTGTGTAATGTTTTCCAAACATTAGGCAATAATAGTGTATGTGTTGGACGTATATCGTGTACACGATTTATATAGTCTATACCGTTAAATGTTTCAATATATAAATCGCAATCAAGTTTTAGTGCTAGGTATACACTGAGTACACTGAACGCAATACCTTTTGGGCTATAGTAACTGAGTATTTTACTATTTTTATTTAGACCTAGTATTTTAATATTAGAATCAACTGCCTGTTCGATAGTTTCTCTTGAATGACCGATGTGTTGTGGAAATCCAGTTGTACCACTTGTACTAAGATTTAAAAACTTATCACCTCTGTAACCATAACTATATCCAGAATCTGAATACCAGTTGTGTAATAACTTTAAAACGTTTTGTTCCCAGTCAGGTTTGTCACTGTAGCAATCTACTGGACTACTAATAGTATAGTCGCTAATCCATTGTTTTGAAATTTGTTCGCCGTTAATAAAAATCCGCACTTGTGCTCCTATGATCTTTTTTTAACTATAACATATATTTTAACCTAAGTCAACCCAAGAAGTTCCGTTGTATCCTTGAAACTTGTTGTTACTGGTATTAAATAATATCATGCCTGCTTCTGGAGTCATACTATCTCTGTCAGCAAATGTTGTACCTCTTGCTTTAAATACCGGAACTTCTAATACACCTTTATTAGTAAACTCTAGTTTGTTTGCTGTATTAGTAACATGTGTATTAGTTGGCGTACTTAGCTGAACACCAAAACTTGAAGGTATGGCATTTCCGTTTGCATCAGGAGTACCGTCGACTTTAAAACCAAATAGTCCACCACGTTTATATTCAGTTCCGTTGTATCCCCAACTTTCAATAGTTAAAAGTTCATCATTGTTTAATAGTGACGTTTTAGCATCACGTGATCCTCTATGCGAAAGCGAGTCAATGGTATCAGTTTGAAAGTGTATGCTATCACCAGTGATATTAACTTCATCGTTTTCATCACCAATAGTTATTATATCATTTACTGAACTAATACTTGTGCCATTATTTGAACCTGATACAATATTAATAAATCCACTATCACCTTGTGTGTCATATGCAACTGCTCCAATAAGTCTTCCCATAAAATCGGCTTTGTAAGTTGGCAAACTTTCCAAAGACAATCTCATTACTGGTGTGCCATCGTAATGATTTAAGTTGGCTCTTACTTCTGTGTCAGCTCTAGTTGCACCAATATTTACTATAGGACCACGTGCAACTGCATCCTCTGCAGGATAAACAGGATGAGCAAGTCCACCGTAAAACTCCCATTGATCGTATCCACCAGTATTGTTGTGTCCAGTAAGTCGTGTAGCAATATCATCGCCTGGCTGTATAGCAAGCAGTTCGCCGGTAAGATTGCCTGTGACATTGCCTGTGACATCACCTACTACATCGCCTACTACCTCGCCTGTGTGTGTACCTGTAGTATCGCCAAAAAAGTCTCCATAGCTTGTGCCATTAAAGTCTCCATTAAATGTGCCATATATTACACTATCCGCAGTTATATTACCTGTAAGTTCTCCGTAAAATGATCCAGTAATACTATCAGCAGTAATAGATCTTGCTCCAGCATTAACAATAGGATCGCCATTGCTATCTACAACATTTCCAATAACATTGGCAATAACCAATCCAGATTCGCCATCAAATGCCAAAGCACCGTTGTCGTCGTAGACACTACCAGTAACACTACCAGTTAGATTGCCTGTGGAAGATAAAATAGTATTACCTTCGGTATCTTCGATGGTTCCAATCAAAGAACCATACAAGTTTCCAGTTTCGACGTCAACTAATATAATACCGTTGACATCGACAACACTTGCTTTAACCTGTCCCTGCCAGCTATCGACAATCACTGTCTCGTCTGCTGTAATAATATCTAGTCGGTATGCTTCACCTGGTATAAAATCGGTCATTTTTGTTGGTTCCTCTTCTCTAGTATTTATCACATTCTGTTCTTGACTTGTTGATTAAAATATGTTATAACTACTGTATGTATGATATAATATTTATTGGCGAAAAAAATAAACAATGGAAATCAGCAAAACACCGATTTCCTCTGTTAAAACATGCAAATACACTAGATGCCGCAAAGCGTATTTGTATTACTAAGATGTTTTGGGTAGTGTGGCCTGACATTACAATAAACGATGATTTTAACTTTGATTACGAGGTAGATGCGTGGAGCACTGATTATGTTCATGTATTTAAAAATAATGAGTTTTATGATGGCGTTTCGCTAATACCTAAAAATGCAACAATCTCAGATAGAGAGTTACAGCATCGATTTTTTGTTAACAAAAAAGAAGTAGATATACAAGTTAGTAAACCTTGTTCGTATGATATATTCAATATTGATACATATAGAGAATATATAAACGCATTAGAAACTAGCACAACTGATATGTTTTGGATGAGTACCGCTAATATTAGTATTGATACAGAATTTGTTAACACGTTCTACATATCACATCACGAACAGATTGATAGAAAACAAAACCATGCATTTATACATCGAGTAGACGACGAAGATTTGTATAATGGTGTATTTTTATGTAGCAAACACGTTCCGTTAAGCAAACGAGAAGTAGAATATAGATTTCCTGTAAATCGAAAAGAACACGATATAGTTGCAAGTGTTGCTGGTAAGTACAATATATTTAATGTTGATACATATGAAGAATATATAAACGCATTAGAAACTAGCACAACTGAGATGTTTTACATTATTCCTCCGACGGTAACAGTTTGTAAAGATTTTATGTTTGATGATTATTTTGAACATTCTAATACTTTTGATAGACGTATTAATCATGTATTCCTAAATGGTAAGTTTCATGATGGTGTTATACTTTGCAGTAAATATGCTAAAATCAGTAAACGTGAATGGCACTTTAAATTTATTGCTAACAAAAAAGAAGTTGATATACAAGCAAGTACACCTAACCCTTACGATATTGTTTTTATTAGTTATCAAGAACCAAATGCAGATGAAAACTTTGAAAATCTAAAAAC